ACTGTAACTTTTTCCATTGTCTTTTTATTTGCTCAAATGCCATTTTAAACGTACTCGGTATTTCGTATCTTCCTTTAGCTATTTCTATCTCCTCGCTTTGGTTATAATGAGGGAGCATATTTAGCAAGTCTAATATTTGCTTTATCATATCGTTCTAAAGTCTGTTAATAATTCAAATTGAACTTCTCCGCTTGTTAAATTGGTAGTAAATTGGTTAATAATGTAACGCTTATCTCTAATAATTACTCTATCGTTTACCTTTAAATTAGTCAAAAGGCTAATTGGTAACATAGCTTTTACCTTTACTATCCTAGACTTAACACCGAAGATATTCTCTAAGTAATTAGCGTAGTAATTGTTAAATAAAGACTCATTCTCAATAGCACCCGTGTACGTTGATTGCTCAGCTCCAAAGTTTAACGTGTAATCTACCGAGCTAATTAAAGTGTCTTGTCCAAATATATTAGCTTGAGTTTGGCTTTCGGTGCTCGTTCCATCGTTAAAATAATAAGATGAAACGGTTTGAGTTGAGCCAAAATCGTAAAGAATAACCGGCTTAGGAATATAAGGAATAAAGCTAGGCTTTAAAGCGTATGCTACTTGTAGATTAGTCCCTGTGAATTTAGTGCCTAATAACGTTTCAAATGGTAACTCTACGCTATACTCTTCTCCATCGTTCTCTAACTCGTAATACAAGTCCCCATAAGGCACTTTAGAGCGAGACATAAACTCTACGTTTAAGAAAGACTCGGCTTCTTGATATTTAAAGTTCACCTTCTTATATGGCTTACTTCTTTCAATGTCGATAACGTCATTAATGATAAATTCAGTTATATCACGAATCTCACCACTTGAATACCAGCCCTCTAATTGTTCAATTTTGTAAACACCTGGTACATCTGAGTAGCACGTTAAATTAAACATCTTTAAAATACCACTAAAGAACTCTTCGATAGTCATCTCGGGCATATATTGAGCCAAGTCCATCGTAGTAGTAGTAGTTTGCGTAGTGCTTTGAGTAACCGTTAAATCGCTTACCTTAGTGTAAGTACCTTCAATTAGTGTACCAGTCTCATAGTAGTACACCGATGTAAACGAAATCGCTGCTTTAGAGGCAATATAGAACGTATAAGCTCCCGATTCTTCCAAAGGTACTTCTAAGTACATTGGAGTAATTTGAGTCAAATAGCTTTGCGTATTAATTACAACCCCATCTTTATAGACGTAGAAGAAAAACTCTTGGGCATCTTGTCCAATACTAGGCACACTAAACGTAATAGTAATGTTAGATTGTGCTTGATATTCGGGTAAAGTAGGCTTTACATAATTAAGCGTATCGCTAAATACGTTAAATATTCCTTGAGAGCCGGTAGTAGAAGTATTTGTTTGAAAGTCTAGCTTATTAGCTACGGTCTTTAGTTCAAATAACTCACTATTCTTTAGCCATAAAAAAGCTCTTGTAAAACGAGTATCACTTAAGAAGTCTCCTTGAAAAGTAACACCCAAACTAGAAGCTATTGTATCGAAAATTTTGCTCACTCTAATAGCTGGGAATAAATCCGAGTAATAAATAGGTGTCGCACTATTAGCAATGTTATAAACACTCCCACTACCATACCCCCAAACATTTTTAGAGGATATTAAAGGAAACATTACGTCATTACCCGCACCTCCGATAACTCGGTTTTTTACTACCGTACCGGTATAGCTAAAATTGTACGCACTTAGGTTTAAATCTTTTAAGAACTTGCCCCCAAAGCTATCTTTTAACGAAACCAAAGCACCAAAGAAAGTAATTTGATAGTTATCTATTTGTCCATTCTTAAAACTAGCCTTCTCTAGTTGTACTTTACCCTTACGGAATGAAGCATAGTCTAGCTCTATGTACGCATTCTTTCGTGTTCTAGCATCAAATCCATTGTCTAACGAGTTCTCATACCAATGCTTAAAAATTCGGTTGTTATATGGGGTCGCTGGGATAGTAAAAGATTGGCTAAAATCGGTAAAGACTTTAGATATATCGTTTACATTTTGAACGCTTGAAGTAACGCTAATAGTTTCATCCGAAAAGAGTTCTACCCTTTGGGGCTCACCACTAATATCGTCATAAATATAAAGAAGTACGTTAATCATTAAACTACATTATTAATAAGTGAGAACGCATAATCGAACTGAATTTCGTAATTAATGTTTCTATCTCGTAAGCTAGTCTTTAAATCGGTAGCCGTAGTTTTTACTTCTACCGGCACTCCATCTAAAAGAATCGTCTCGGCAAGAAGTAAGTCTTGAATCAATTCATTATAATTTTCAGGAATCCAACCCGTATTTAATCGGATGCTTTGGTTTCCGTTTATATTGAAAGATTTTGTTTCCGCTCTATTAACGTTGTAATCTACCGCATCTGGCAATAACTTAAACGTAGTGCCTTGCGTTTGAATGCTATTCGTTTGTGCCTTAAAGAATGTCAAGAATTGCCATCCTCCATAACGATTAATAAACTGGCATACAATAGGATTATACTTAGGCTCACAAATAGGCATAACGTTAATAGTAACGCTTTTGTCTATATATTCTCCGGTAGGTTTCCAAATAATGGTACAAGTGTTACCCTTATCGTACTTTATTGAAGACGTTCTTAAAGGCACTTTGTAAAGCTTTGCTCCATCTCTAGTGATAGTGTTTACCACTTCGTTTCTACCTCTTAAATCTTTGTAGGATACGGTAAGCGTAGCGGGGCTAGAATTATCCGCCCAAACATTAACGTAAGGATAGTCCGTAATTCCCTCCTCGTATCGATACTCTAAGCTAGTGTTTGCTAGTACAAGAATATCATCGGTAGAGCCGGATTGATTGTAACCACCCGAGTAGTTTGTATAACCACCAGTTGAATAATAAGTAGTCGTATCTAATAGCGTGTATGTTCCTAAAGTAGCCTCCTTATAACGCTCTACTTCTACAATAGCAAGCATAGAGTCGGTATTGTCGCTAGGAATAATAGCATCAATATACTCTTTTACGTAAGGTGAAATATTATAGACGTTCTTTCTATTGGTAGTAGAAGCAATAGACTTAGTAAAAGTATAGGTAGGCTCATCGGGTCTTGTATCAGGATTATTCCAGATACGCAATACAATCTTTGAGCCTAACTGGCTTGTCTCGTTTACCTCAATAAAGTAAGGACTTCTAGCGTAGATTATCATTTTCTATTTTCTAATTTATAACTAACAAGCGTGTCTATATCCGCTTTAAATGCTTTAATTAACTCCTTGCCTAAATACCTATTCTTTGCAACCTCAAAAGGCTTGGTAAAGAATAAGCTAGGTCGTATTCCTGTTTGGTAAATACTTCTAGTAATAATGAATGCCGTAGATTGATAGCTCAAAAACTTACCGCTCTTTTTATCCCTAAATTGTATTCCTTTTAGCCTAACCCATTTGTCTATGCCTTCGGTTAATCCTCCCTCTCTACCTTTACCGCTACCAAACTTAAACGGACTATTAGGAGCTTTTGCACTCTTAGACTTACCTCTAACTCCTTGGTCTTGGTAAGCTCCGTAGTCCTCCATAGAGAAGTTAATTAAGGAATAGTTATCTTCCTTTACTACCTCGCTACTAATGCTATTATATAGCTTGCTAGAGACGTTCTTTCCGCCCTTAGTTAGGTTGCTTCGTGATTGTTGAATAACGTAGCTCCTAAACTTTTTAATCAAATCGTCTACGTTTTTTAATTCCATTTAGCAAAGAGTCATATCGTTAGGAGTCATAACGTCAAACGTTAGTGTCCATCCAGCTACCTTGTTTTCAAATCTATCGGTAAACGGCTCAGCGTTTGGAGCGGATTCTACTTGCACTAAATTAGCAAATAAAGTACCTCTCATTAAATCGCCAGACAAGCGAGAAGCTAAAGCTAGTTGCGTGTTTAAAACGTCTTGCTCATTATCGTTACCTTCCCATACATCCGTAACCTCTTCTTTACTCTCGTCTACCAAATCCATAAATAGGATTGAGATATTTAAAGACGTAGTATTTTCGCCTAGCTGAGCATTGTTTACAATGATATGAGACAAAGGGAAAATCGTTTGTTTGTTCAAGTCTACTTTAAAGATATCCCCAATAGTTACCGTATTAATAAAATCGGTATTCTTTAGATAATCCTTTAAGGTATTTACTACGTAATAATATCCGTTCATTATTTTTGATTTTTAATCATTCTCATTTCTAAATTGTTCTTTTGCTTCTCAAAGGTTAAGAACGTTAAGCATTGATGTAGGGGAAGTTTTGATATTTCATCAAATCGTCTAACATCTCCTTGAGCGAGAGCATAGATAGAGCTATACCATCCCCATCTTTTCCCAAATTGTGCTTGTTCGCTATATCCATTTTCGTCAGGTTCTCCTCCAAATAGGTCAGCGTACTTTTCAGCAATTCGTTGCCTAAATGATAAAAAAAAACCATCGCTCCAAGAACTACATCTAAAGGCGCGTGTTTCATTACATCGGAATAAGTTAGAGAACCTTTGTACTCTTCTATCGTATATCTATCCCCCATCTTATTAGTAATCGGTCTAAATAACACCGCCATAGCTTTGTGCATCTCGTCCCAATCGGTAATATATGTATCTAAATCGACATACTCTCCTTGAGTCATATCGTCTAGGTTAGGAATAAATCCGAACTCAGCTCCCCCTAATTTAAAGCGTGGTATAAACTTATGATTTGTATTAAATAACGCACCAAGATTGTTAGTAATTTCGTTTACGTCCTTACGTTTAATACTTGCTACGTCCTTTAAATCAATTCCACAAAAAATCTGCACCATCTTTTGATGCAAAAACTCGCTTTCTTCATTTTCCTTAGCAATCTTTAGAAATTTTTGGTACTGGGATAGCTTAATTTCTTTGAGTTGCGTAGGAATATTTAATTCTAGCTTCATAATGTATAAACGTTATTTGTTGTTTTTTGTATTAGTAGACAAAATACTTTCCACTATTGGGATTTGAAAGTTGATAGAAGACGTTGTAACGTATGGCATCGATGGCATGGTTAAATTTATCGACCACAAGCCCAGACTTCTTATCGGAGTAGATGTAGTTATTAAGTTCTTTTCCAATGTTTTGTGAGTTAGGTTCTATGATTAATTCGTAGTCTTGCATAAGTGCTAGTCCAGCGGTAATACTTCCCGCTCCTTTCTCGGTTGCTATAATGTTGCACCCTTGAGATTGAAGCTCAGCGATAAGTCTAGGCTCGGCACTATCCGCAACTATCAAGCCCTTACCACAAACTCGCTTGTTAATTTGCCCTATCTCGCTTGTAGTTAGCTTAGGTTTATACAAATGCTCCTTGATATAGATGCACTTTTTGTTTTTATCTATGGCTACCTCTACTAGCGTAGTCGGGTCTATCGAGAATCCAAAGTCTTGACCAAAAGAGGTTTGTAAATTGTCGGGGTTAAAGTCTCCGAATCTCCAATTAGTAAATACTACCCCTTCGGCTTTGTCTAACCATCCTCCTAAAATCGTATGCTCGTACTTGCGTTTATTAGTCTTCTCTAATAGTTCAATTTGATTAAGAAACGATTCGCTTAGATAATCTATATTATCCTTGTAGGTAGTATGTATGTATGTCGTATCTCCTTTAGTAAGTGAAGTCCCCTCTTGTACTCCTTTCTCTTCGAAGAATCGATTATAGATAAAATGCTCTTTTGTGGTTGGGTTTAAAATTAAAATAACCCTGTTTTGTCTATAACTATTACGAATCGAGAAGTCTATCTTGTCGAATACGTCCTCGTCTACTAATTCTTCTGCCTCGTCAAGAACGAACGTAGTAACACCCGATAAAGACTTCAAGTTTGCGGTTTGCGTTCCGCTAGATGTCTTAATTCCCTTAAATAAAATCTTTGAATTTGTACGAGTGTTAATAATCTCGTCTTTGGTAATGTAGAAGTCGGCTTCTAATCCAGCCATCTCAATCTTTTCCACAAACTCGGGTATAATTGACACGTGAGCCGAAACTAAGGTATAACGAGTAAATAGTATTACGTGTCCTACTTCGTACGTTAGAAGCAAAAGAAAGGAGTTTAAGGCAAATGATTTACCCGAACCCCTTCCCCCAGTAATTACAAAGTACCTACTTCCGCTTTCAAATAAAGGTACATATTTCCTATTTAGCTCTATCACTTAAATTTTACAATGTCTTTTATATCAAAGTCATTAATCGTATGAGTATTGTTCTGGTCTACCACTTGCTTAGGCATACCGTACTGGTATTGAAAGAATAGCTTAACCGCCCAATCCTTATGGTCTTCTAATGCTTGTGCTAATACCGCAAACGCTTTAGGCTCTAATGGGGTTAGCTTCTCTACTAGCGATTGCTCTTCGGCTTTAGATTTGCGACCCGCACCCTCTCTAGCTCCTCCTCTTTTATCTATTTTTTCCATTATTTATCTTCTTCATATACGTTATAAACTTGTCTAATTCGTGAGATGTAATCTCGCCAGCATGAGGGGCAATTTGAAGACTCTAGCTTAATACCAAAGATTCTCTCGTATATGTCCATTAAATCCCATTGCACCTTAGGTACGATTTGATTCTGAGGCTTAGAGAAAAACTCTTTTAAGTATTCGTAATCCTCTTGAACTAAACATTTAGGCTTGCGATAAGACCAAAGCTTGTTTAGCTTCTCTTTGCGTTCGTCACAACCACAATCCCAATCTAAGGCTTTAGAAAGTAACTCTACCCCTTTCTTAATTCCGGTAACGGTAGTAAACGCTTCGATTGTATCTCCCAATCCTTGAGCATTCTCAAATGTAGCCTCTTGTTTAGGCTCTACAATAATTCTTCTTTTAACTGGTCTTTTTGCCATTCTATTAAACGTTTTTGGCATTTCTTAATGGTGTAATACACACTCATAAAAGCTATACCTGTTTCTCTTGATAATTTTCTAATTGATATTTTGTTATTAACCCAAGTCATAAAGAGCTTTTTATCGTACCAGTCCCAAGTCTCAATAAACTCTAGGTATGGTTGTGCTCTCTCGCTTGTTAGTTCATTGCTATCGTCTTCTTGTAAGTTATACTCTACGTCCTTTGTAATCTCGACCTTAATAACCTTTTTAGAATGCAAGTCCATTGTAAGACTTCTTAGCGTGTAATAGAAGTAGGCAAAGTTAATCTCCTTATCCATATTAAGGATTTTAATATACGCTTCTTGTACTACATCGTGAGCATAATTCTTTTCGCCAAAACCCTCTACGATTTTAACCCAGTGCTTATGCCTATCCGTTATAAACTTTATGTCTTGCACTAGAGTAAGTATATGTTTTCGGCTACCAATTTCCAATAAATCTTATCGTCAATCTTTGGCTTTGTTTCCCCTATTAGTTCGCATATCCAAAGTGCAAGCTCTTTAGCTAGGTTCTTATTACCAGTGAAGTAAAAAGCGTTGTTCAAAATGGATTTAGCTCTTTCGTCCGGTTTCATTTCTTTTTCGATTCTTGAACTATCATATAGCTCATGTAAACAATAAAAGCTATCTCGGCAATTCCTACCCAAATAGCTTGTAAGATTAATCTATCCATTGAATTTCTTTAGCTCGTTGTTAAGATACCAGATGGCTTTTTCGAGGTCTTGCTTCTTATTGCCTTTCTTGTCGGCTCTTAAAATGTATTTGATTGCGTTACCTAGTGAGAAGTTCAAGTCGAAAGCTTCAATAATATCTATTACTTCGATTCCCTTGCCTTGATAGTGTTGAGGATGATTAACTAAACTAAGTTTTTCGTGAGGTTCTACGTAGTTCATATTGTTTGAGTTTCGCAAAGTTTAATGAAAAAAAATGATTAAACAAAATTTTTAAACATTTATTTTATATCTAAAATTATATAATATTCCATCATTAACATAAATTATATGCAATAACAACGGAATTTTTAAACATTAATACCATAAGATTTCAATAAAATATTCATTTGTACTGTTAAACCTTCTCTTCTTATGTCATCAATACGAGATAACTTTACTCCTAATCTATAAAAGTATAACATTGCCTCCGCAGCATCAGTAAATTGTTCTGTCGCTCTCATCCCTTCTTCGCTATAATCTCCTCTTGGTAGTAGTATTTCAATTACCTTATTAAGCTCGGTTAGTTGTTGATTCGTTATAGACTTTACTCTTTGTCTATTAGCTGGGTTTCCTATCCACTCATCCTCGATAATATGGATTAACGCTTGGCACATTGTGAAATATGTTAGTGCTTTGTCTTTGTCTTCTTGGCTTAGGCTCATAATTTAAGTCTTTCAACCTTTTTATAATTATTTTTTAACATTTCATTTATTTCATTGTACGTATCTAAACCAAAATAAATAATACTATTACCTTGGTCTGGTGCGTTTTTCTTAGCTTGCTCTATTGCCTTTTGCTTTCTAACAATTTTTCTAAGTTTAATATGTCTCATTTGTATTGCTCGTTTAAATAATTCTTGATTTCTCTTACTCTTAAAAATGCTAATCTTCTTAGCGGGTCTATACCAAATAGCATTCGTTCCTTTTGCGATTTAAGACACGAATGCAAGTCGTTGATATATATTCCATCCTTTAGCATAAATCGTTCGTTAGGTTTAAGTAATTGAGCTTCTATCCACTCGATAGCTTTAGTTTCGTTTGTCGTTAGCATATTAAATCAGTTAATTATTTAATTCCAATCTTCTGCATGCTTATCATGGCTATTTATACTTTTATCCCATGCCTCATTAAACCATTCAGAAAACTCTTTACCTCTTTTTTCTTCTTGTTCTTCTTTCTTTTTAATATTATCAGCATTAATAATCTGCTCTTTTTCCATTTTTTTGGCTTTTTCGAACAATTCAAGATATCTTGTTCCCCTCCATCTGATATCTTTATTCTGTGTTATCTTTTCAAATAACCATTCAACTGCTGTTTGTTTCTTTTCCATATTAATTTATTAAATCTGTTAGTTTACATAAAATTCCTAAGCTCGTATTATTATCTCCACCTTTTACATTCATTCTAGCTTTGCCTTCTTCGACTAATTTCTTTATCCTTTGCTTTAGTTGGATAGTCGATATTAAAATAGCTTTGTCTTCTCCCACTTTATATACATAAAAGTCGGCTTGGCTTGTTGATATTCCACTTGGCTTACCTCGTGACCAGTACTCGATATAAAC